ATGTTTTTTAATGGAATTGCAAATTCTGTACCTTCGTTTATTTTAGTAGCCATACGGTTCTCCTGTGTTAATATTTATCTATTTAAATTAACTGGGTAGATAATTTAGTCATAAAAAAAGAAGCGTTTCCGCTCCTTTTGTTATATATTATTTTATTATGTATTAAACGCCGCCACCTGTAATAAGTGTGTTCACTGTACGTCCAAGTGCTGTACCAATACCAGTACCTTGCGGTGATTGTATTGCATTATCATATTGAATTTCAAGTGTAATTGCCATTGGCTCATTGTTTGCATAAGCTAATGATCCGTAATCAGCGTTAGTTACAAAGCAACCGTAAAGTTCAAAAGTTTCTAGTACGTTTGGTGTGTTAGCACCATTACCACCGTCTAATATCTCAATTCTAGCTGTAAACTTGTAATCTTGTCCTGATGCGGCACTTGACTGTTCATAAAAATCAAATTGCTTCTGAAGTTGTTCGCCAACAAGTTTCTGAACGTTGTTATTAACATCTTCACGCAAGTTAAGTGTAATTGGGCTCCAAGTATGTCTACCTGCTAGGTATGCTTTGGAGTTGTATACATCGATTGTAATTGGTTCAAAAGCAACTTTTGGTTTTGTTACATCTACTACTTGTTTAGTTAATTCTGTAGTAGGAGTAGTTACACCAAAGTTTTCTAACGACACCCTAAATCGATATTGTAGTTTCGGCATTAACAAACCCTGATTGCTTGCGGAATCTCCACTTGCTAACGGGACTGTAATTTTTGATAGTGTTGATATAGACATTTAGTTTGCTCCTGTTATAATTATATTTATCATATTAGAGTCCTGCAATTTCACCAGTATTTTTAAGTCTTAATGGAATGTAAATAAACTCCACAGCCTTAACTGGTTCAATAGCTATATCTAAGTAAAGTTCATTACGGTCAATTCTACTCGGAGTATTATTTGATTCATCACAAACTACTAAGAAATCATAGAGTGCTCTTTGACCTACTAATTCTAGTAGTAAGCTCTCTGCGGCTCCTTTAATCTCATCTCGTGTAATCTTATCATTAGGCTCAAAGATATAAGGTTTAGCTAGTTTCTGTAATTGACTACGTAAGTAAATAACCAAACGTGCTACGTTAATTCTATCTAAAGCACTAGTGCCTCTTGCACGAGTTTTTTGACCATATGCAACTAAACCTGATCCTGTAATAAATGTAATTGGATTAACATTTTGTGCATATAATACATCACGCTGTCCTTCATTTAATGAAACTACGTTAAATTCGCCTTCTGCATCAACAAATCCTGTTGAGGTTGCATTAGTAATGCCGCCTCGTCTAATACCTGCTGGTGCAAACCATGGATAGCTAACTTGATCACTTAATGCTATTGTTCTTAGCATCATATGACTTGGTGGAACAACTACGTTGTTTCCTGCGTTATCACTAGTGAATCCCCATGGGTAAAACATTCCCATATATTCATCTCTTGTTACAAGTCCATCTGCATTATCTTCTGGCGCTAGTGCAGTGTTAGTTGCCCATGCCTGAAGTTCAGTTGAGTTTGACGTTAGTGTTGCTGGACTATCTCCTACAATAAATGCACTTAGTCCTCTATCATAGTTTAAGCTAACCATTTCACCAATTAGTTCTGGGTAACCTGGAGCAGCTAATAAGTTAAACAGTCTTGACTCATCATCTCTAATTTCATCATTTTTACTAACTAGTGCCTGTAAAGATTGTACAACAACCTTTCGTTGTGCTTTAGAACCAAAACTACCAGAACCGTCTGCTTGGTTTCCTGACTCTGTAACCCAACGGTGTGGATAGTAAGTTTCCATAGCCGCATCATTCATTCTAATATTGTCGCCGTTTACGTTAACCCAATTACGTTCAAAACGCTTAACATTAAATCCGCTTCTACGTAAGTTCCATAGCAACATTCCTTTTGGATATAATGCTGGATCTGGAGCGTCAACGTCTAAGAAGTTACTTTCTAATAACACATCAATATCGCTTGCTGTTGATAATGCACCAGTTGATGCATAACGAGCATCAGCAAATAGTACACCGTTTTCTGTAGTTTGGTCAGCTGCATCACGCAACTCCCATCTATTAGCAATTGGAGTGTTTAACTTGTTTGCATTAAAAACATAAATTTGTGGATATGTAGAAATAGTAGCTGTACTAATCCATATATCACCATTCTTAAGTGCAGTACCATCGCTTTGTAATAATGGAGTGCTTGCTGTAACAAGTGGTCCTGCTGGATCAGTTTGTTCTGCTTCGTCTGCACTATAATATGGGCTTGTTGAATCTAAGTAACCAACCCATGTACTACCGTTATGAATCATCATATCAACTTCATCAACAACTGAATTAAACCATATTGTGTCTTGTACAGTTAGTGCAGTAACTTCATCATCACTAGCAGTATATACTAATGGCTTCCATTGACTTGCTTGTAACTGTAACGGACTTGTATCGCCGGTTGTTCCTGCTACATAATAAAGATTTGGAGTACCACTTGTAGAACTAATATATGCTGCAAATCCTGCTTCTGTTAATACACCGCTGGTATCTACAAATCGTATATCACCAAACTGTGAATGTGTAATAGTAATTCTGTTTTGTGTATCAACATCTGCTGTAACGCTTTCAATGTTTGCTGCTGTAATAGCCGCCGCAATTGTGTCTGCATCAGTAATAGTACCGTTAGTCACTGCCGAAACTGTAACTGGATCATTAAATGCAGCTTGTCCTGCATCAGTTGAAGCTACTGTAAATGTACGTGTTCCTGCTGTGATAGTTGCTGCAACTATTTTCTTACTTGTTATAGAAGTAAGAGATGCAGCGTTTCTTCTATAAAATTTATATGTTCCTAACGGTTGAGCATCTCCTGCTACGTTAGTTTGTACATATAAAGATCCAGCTGCAAGTCCTGCACCGCCACCGCTTCTATCTAATTTATATAATGCTTCTTCGTGTGTTGCATATAACGGAGCTGCTACTGTGTCCCATAGTAATGTTGCTGAGTTCCATACTTTTACTCTAAATCTTGCGCCTAAGTTAGCTTCGGTTGTTTTAAACCAAACACTCCCTGTTGGGCGAGTGTATGTATCAGATGTTTTAAATTCTGGAATTGATGTATGTGGTGAAACTTGTAAAGCTGGTGGATAATATGTTCCAGCAGTTATACCTAGTAATACCAATGTAGGAGCGTCTCCAGCAATAATAAGTGGACCGCCGTATGTCGAATCTGCTGCTCCTGATGAGTTACCGTCACTGTAAATTTCTAATTTGCTGTTTACAACTGCTGCAAGAACTCCTGGAATTGATAATCCGTTAATTGTTGCTGTAATAGTTGTAACCGTATCTGATGATCCAATTGCAATTGAAACTCCGTTAATTGTAATTGCTGTGCTACCTGAAAATGTTGGGTTAGCTTTTGAACCTTGTACAGTTGGCCAACTCTTTAGCCAATCTTCGCTACCTAATTGCACCCAAGTACCTGGAGTTACACCAGGGGCATTACCTGCTGTTTTGTACCAAATAGTGTTAAGTGTTGTAAGAGCAACAATTGCGTAGTCGCCAATTGTACCGTAAGATGTTTTAGGAGCTCCTGGTGATTCTAAAGAACCAGTAACGTATGCAACGCTAGTAATTACACTTGGAATTTTATTAGTAAAACTCTGTCCGCCAGTTACTGTAACTGCTGCTGAATTCCAAACTTGAAGACCAAATTTTGTAATTGAAGTATCAAACCAATATGTGCCAGCTGCTGGATTAGACGCCGGAGCCGTTGCTGAAGGTTTTAACTGAGTAGTGTTAATTGCTGCTCTAGCTACATAAACAGCATTACTAATACCTAAGTATGAATAAGCTGCTTGTAGTCCATATTCATTAAGCTCTCCTGCATGCACTGCATTGTTACTTGCGTCTGTTTCAAATACTGGATCGCCAAATGTATCAGCTAAATCTCTTTGAGATGTTAACAAGAATGGTTTTCCTGCATTTGCTAATGTTGTTCCTGTTGCTGTTCCTGTACCTGATGCGTTTGCTTTATCTTGAGCACTTACAACAAATATCATAGGTGTTGTTCCTGGTTCAGCTGGAGTATAAAAACTCTCGTCTATAACGCTTACTTGTACGCCGGGTGATACTAATGCCATTTTTTTGTCTCCTGTTGGAATTGTCTATTCTATATGTATTTATATTAATTAAATAAAAAACCCTAGGAAGACACTTAGATAAAGGGTAGGTAAAGGGTAGGTAAATACAATATGAGACCTTTATGTGTATGTGGACTACGTCCTGCGGCAATAAATTATAAGAAAAACAACAAAACTTTCTATCGACGCAAGTGCGAAACCTGTACTAAGCACGGCGGCACAGGGCACGGTATTCCTAAATGGAAACGTGTAGGATACGAAAAGAAAGACTATTGTGAAAAATGTAATTTTAATAGTTTACATAAGGAACAGTTTAATGTTTTTCATATAGACGGTTCGTTAGATAACTGTCAGTTTAATAATTTAAAGACAGTGTGTGCCAACTGTCAACGTATTATGCAAAAAGAGGGAGTTCGTTGGAAACAAGGTGATCTTTTACCTGATTTCTAAGTTCAGTTATAGTTTTGTTATTCTCTAAAATATATGTAAATTTAGTGTTTGCCCAGGCCCATTCGCTAGGGTGTACTTCTTTAGGTTCTACACCTAGTGTTTGATATTCGCTAAACCAGTCTGGATCTTCGCCTCTTTTGATACGCCAAACTTGTCCGTTTATTCCGTATATCATTTTAGCTTCGTTAGGAAATCGTACATCTGGAATAACAAAATTCTGCATTGGATTATCTAATATTTTCTTTTTGGTTAGACTAACCCATATACCGTCATAAAAACCATTACGCATA